CCTGTATAGGTATTACATTTTCATCAAGTGTTATATTTGAAGTAAGACCGTTTAATTTTATTTCCGTCACATCCTGGACTCCTTCAATGTTAAATATTGCATTTTCAACTCCTGCTTTCCTTACTACAATATTATCTTTTTCTATCCAGTCTTTTCTAAGCAAAAGAAAGTATTCTGAAATTGCACTCTCGATCTGACTTTTCAGATCTTCATATGCAAAACCAACGTCAAAAATTAATGCCATATCAAGATTAATCTTTACTTCTACTACACCATTAATCAAAACGGAATGGCCAATCGGAGCAATCCCTATTCCATCTCCATTATTTTGTAATGGATCTACTGCCTCCTGTACTCGCTGTATGACATCATCATCCGGTCTTTCATACGTAGAAGAAATCACATACACAGGGATGGTTCCTCCCTCTCTGCGATATACTTTTACTCCTCCTACACCCTCGATCTTTCCTATCTCCTGAATGTAGTACGCTCTATTGCCCGCAAAAGGTTTAATTTCAAAACTGTCCAGTAATCTCATCCGATATGATTCTTCATCCTCCTCTTCGCTTCCAGGTTCAATGAGTTCAACCAACTCGGCTGTTTCCAGACCGTCAATATCATCAAGCGGTGTTAATTCTCCTAGCCACCCGTTTGGATCCGTCCCCGTTTCTTCGCATTCCAGCTTGTACGTATGTGTTATATCGTCAATCAATTCTGTAACGATATAATCATAATCGTCTCCGGAAAACTCGCTTCCGATTTCTATCGAAATATTAAATTTTCCTTTGAAAACTGCTGCTGTTGCTTCTTCTATATAAATACCTTTTTCCTGGCCAAAGAGTACAAGATGATCCAGATCAGCCGTATCCGGATAAATATTTTCATATACTGCGGCCAGTTGAAGATACGCTTCTTCCAGCTGTGCTGCACATTTTGAACAAGCGTGGTAAATTAAACTCCCTTCAGAAGTATCCAGACCGTCCGGCATATCTTCCATCATAAGTGCAATGATATAATCAAATGTCATTTCTTCATACATTGATATCAACTCCCTCCTTTCCATAGTCCGTAATGATCGCAAATGTAATTTTAAGTGTGCTTTCCTGCCTTTCTATCTGAAGGTTCTCAATCCCAGTGACATAAGGATTCTCTGACACGCATTCCGATATCAAACGATTGACTTCTGATTCTATGTATTCGTCCGAATTATTCGATCCGATTAATTCTCTTAATTCGCTTCCATGCTCCCATGAATACTGGTAATACTTGTATCTAGGAATCAATAAGGCAAGATAGCACCATACAGCAATAGCCTTTGACCCTTCAACAATTTTCCCGGTCAGCTTTCCTGTCGTAAAATCGACCTCATACTCTTTTGGATACCACTCTTCTTCCTCTTCATTAATATTCTCTTCTTCTGTATCTTCTTCAAATGGAAACATATCACACCACCTTGCAAATGATTATGTAGAGATCGTCTCTTATCTTATATACCAAGACCAAATCCCCAGCTTTCAGATCTTTGATATTTTCGTTTATCTTATAGTCGTCTGTATCTAATTTGTTCCCTCCAACTTGTATTTCTGTTGAAGATACTGCTTCGGCCAACTGAAGCTCTTCAGGATTTGTTTTGCTTCCCATCTTCTTCATAATCTCTAATAACTGTTCATATTGATTCACAGCACCCTCCTTCCCTGCATCCAATGTTTCACATAATATGTGCTGTTTAGATTGCTGATCTTCACCCCTCCTGAACTTGAACAGTGTATAAACTGCTTATTCCCAAGATAAATCCCGACATGAGAAGGCCCGGCCTTATAGGTCCCCTGGAAGATTACCAGATCGCCTTTCTTCAAGTTTTTTTTTGAGATCTTCTTTCCTTTAGTTGCTTGGGCCGCTGCCGTTCTCCCAATACTGATTCCGGCCGCTTTTTTAAAAACATATTGCGTGTATCCAGAACAATCCGATTTTCCACTTTGCGGGCTTGCGGCACCGAATACATATCGGACTTTCCCTTTATATGTTTTTGCCTTAGAGATTACTTTATCCGCTTTCCCTCCGGATGCACTTGTCTGCTTAAATCCCGTTCCATTCCCGATGATTGCGTACCCTTTTCGCTTTCCAAATTTATTACACTGTGCTTTTGTCTTCATTAATAAATCAAAATGGTAAACTCCATTTTCTATATTAATCCGGCCGCCACGGTCATTGACCTTATGCACTTTTTTGTCCCTGGACGTTTTTGTTCCAAGGACCTGAATCTGCTTTCCGTATGAAATTGACTTTGGTGCAGCGCAGGTATATTTTGAGGGATCAAGCTTTTTCCCTTTGCAATCATAAAACCCACCTTCCATTTTATTGTTGGCCGGGTAATATGCCGTGAACAAAGCTTTTACTTTTTTTCCATTCAGTATCCCTGTGCTTTTTGTCTTATTATCTTCCGTATCACCATCCTGGGTATCCATGATATTTTTAAATGCAAGTTCTAAAGTCATCATGTGCGTGCCGTTTTCCCAGGTATGGGAGTCGTTTTCGATGTAAAATTTTCCGGTCAGTCCAGAATCATCATCATGTATTTTTAATCCATATCCTGAGATACACCGGATGTCACCAATCGCAGTAATGGACGCACTTTTTTCTATTCCTGTTAGTGTGTTCTTTGCTTCTTTTTTTCCGCTGCCTTTGTCAACCGTAATCGCCTCCTGAAAGGTTCCATACGTTTTCATCCATTTCTTGTTTGTTAACGTGCCAATCTTCTTATTCTTTTCATTATATATTGCGACTTTATTGATCATAGAATCGCTCGTCTCCTGAAACTCTGATTCTGTGATTCCCTCTCCCTGATTCAGTTCGATTTTAAGTAGTTTTCCTTTTTCTATTACAGAAAGCTTATCCCCTACCATAACCGGCATATATTTCTTTCCTTTTTTCCGATATGCCTTTGTATAAACTGCAAGGATCATATTGTAGTATTCTTTTTCCTGAAAGAAGATCTTTGATATTTTTACCCCGGTTTTCGCTAAACTTGTTGTCTTAACCTTCAGATCTTTGCAGATCAGTTTCACAATTTGTTCCGGTTTTTTCTTTTTGAATTTATACGTCCCCTTGCTCCGTAACAGATGAATCATGAAATCATTGCATGTGATAGTTGTATTTCCTGCTTCTCCGGTCCTGGTTCTTGTTGTTACCTTCCCATGAAACAATTTATTATCTCCATCATAAAAGCAAACAACATCCCCGACTTTTATATTTGGAATTTTAAAATTCTTATCTCCTGCCGGATTCACCATTCCAAACTCAAATGTTCTAGCAGCTTGATAGCTACTGCCTGACCATGTATAGTTCGTAGTTATGTCTGTAATGTCATTGCCTTTCCATTTAACTTTTAGGCTCATTTTTCTATCACCAGCTTTGTTCCGGGATAAATCCAATGTCCATTACTGGATGATTTCCTCCCATGTTTTCTTGCAGTTTTTTCAATGATCGTTTTGTTTTTCTTGTAGATTTTTTTCCAGTTCGATGATTTCCCCGTCTTTTTCTTTGCAATACCCCACAAGGTATCTCCTTTTTTTACCTTATACGTTGAAGTTTTTATTTTCTTACTTGATCTCTTTTTTGTCTTGCTTTTCTTTTTTACTTTCTTTCCCGACTTGGTATTTGTTTTTTTCGGTTGTGTCGTATATTTAACTACCACATATTCTTTTAAACTGAGCGTAAAGCTAACATCTTCGGTTCCGTCATCCTGCCCATACTCGAAACTCTCAATAGACACCGCCATGTTGATATTTGGTTTTCCTGTAATCATGAGTTGTGGGGTAACTTTTCCATCTTTCCACGCCTTAATCTTCTTCACATAATGCCATGGATCCGTGTTAAATCCTTTGTATTGGCAGAAGTCATATTCCTTTGCAGGGAAAAAGGCACTGATCTCAACTGTTCTCAGTGCCTTTTCTCCAAGTAAATTTATTTCTCCTTTTCGATGTACGTTTACGCTTGTATTGTTTTGTCCGTCTGAGATCTTATAAGAAGACGGGATGACTGCAAGCCTGATTTTATCACTTCCATTGTTTAACCAAAATTCCCTTTCTTCCTCCTCATACTACAACTTTTGATAGTTTCTTCACAATCTCATCCACAATACGGTCAATGTCTTCATCCGACCTCACGATAATCTGATCGGCCAGTTTTTGAATTATGATTGATTTCTTTCCTTCTTCTCTGGCTTTTTGTATGCTTTTATCGTGCGGCCAAACTTTTGCACCACTCGGCAGATTAACGAGTTCTCCGCCTTTCTCGTTAATCTGTGCAATACCGCCTTTCCAATTTTGAGTACCTTTTGCAAGAGCCGGGATCTTAGGAATATTCACTCCAAAGCTTTTCCCTCCATATTTCCCTGGAACCCAAGAAGGAATTTTAATCTTCAACTTATTCAGCCCGCCAATTACAGTATTCACCAGACCGATAATCCCGTTCAACGGGCGTTTTGCTATTCCCAGCAATGCTTCAAAAATTCCAGAAAAGATTTTTTTAACGCCCTGCCAAGCCTTTTTCCAATTCCCCGTAAAAACTCCGGAGATAAAATCTACAATTCCGGAAAAGGCTTTTGTAACACCTTTGATAATATCCAGCGTAGATTTCAGCCATCCCGAAAAATATCCGATCATTAACTTCATTGCCAGCTTCACGATTTTTAGCAACGTTCCGCCGATAAATTTCGCTATCGGTGCAAGAGCTTTTAGTAAACTCTTCAATATTTTTATGATTGTTTTAAATGCACTGTTTATATTAGAGGCTATCGCTTTTACGGTCTTTCCTAATTGCTTTACATCAATTCCTGCACTTTTCATGGCCGATATTACGAATTTGGCCATCTTCTTTGCACCAGCACTGATTTTATCCCAGTTCTTATAAACTAAGACTGCTGCTGTTACAATTGCCAGCAACGCAATAATCACGATACCAGCTGGACTTTTAATCATTGCGGCAATCCCGCCAAATCTATTGATGCTTCTGAGCAATTTTGCCCATGCGAGATATGATTTCCCTACCCAAAAAACCATTTTTCCAAACATTAAAATCACCGGTCCGACCGCTGCCGCTACCATAGCGATTTTTACAATCGTTTCCTGTGTCTTTGGATTCAGTTTGGAAAACCGTTCAGATAGGTCCTTTACCTTATTGGCCAGCTTTGTTGCTGGCGGAACAACTACCTTTAAGACAGCCTCCCCGAAAACCGTCATTCCGTTCTTTACAATATTGACGGACTTTCTGATCTTACTCAGCGGTGTTTGAATTGCTTTTAATGCTTTCTCTGTTGATCCCGTTGAATCATTCATTTTTTTCGTTTTCTGATTGAATGTATCATATTGGGAACCGGTCAGGGCCAATGCACCAACCAAGGCTCGTGAGTTTCCAAACAACTTCGCCATCTTATCGGACTGGCCGCCTGTTTCTTTTTTCAGAATCTGAAGGACTCCACTCATTCCCTTCGCCTTGATCATTGCCTGCCCGTTTTGATAGCCATATTTAGCCATCAAATTTTGCATGGACTCTGTAGGCTTTAACAGCCCAGTAAAAATTCCTTTCATCTGCGTGGTTACTTCTGCCGTATTCCCCGTAACCCCGGTCAACGTCGCCATGGATCCGAATAGCTCTTCGTAGCTCACGTTCAAGCTTTTTCCAAGCGGAAAAAGTGGCTGCATACTCTGCGCCATTTCAGGAAATGTCGTAACGCCTAGTTTCTGCGTCTGGAATGCCAAGTCAGATATCTTCTTTGCAGTCCCTTCTGAAATGCTATTGTAGCCTTTCATACCGGAAGAAATCAGGGATACAGAGTCTTTTACCTCAGCTCCACCTGCTTTCGCGGATTTAGCCATGGCATCAAATATCTTTTCTGTTTTCTTCCCTCCATCACCCAGACTTGAAATTGCTTGATACATTCCTTTCGCTGTTGTATCAAGCCCCAGCCCGGTATCATTCGATGTTCGCAGGACCGCATCTTTGTAGCCCTGTAAATGGCTCGTATTGTCTAACAGGGTATTAATCTGCCCCATGTTCCTTTGGAAAGTGTCAGCCATCTTTCCACTCGCCATCCCAACCCCTATGATTGGCATGGTGACTTTTCTGGTCAGAGAAGAACCAACAGATTGAATTGATTTTCCTGCCTTTTGAATCTGTTTTGCCTGCCGCTGCATCAGCCCCGTCTGATGCTCCATATTTTTTGCAGCCTTTGACAGTGGTGATGAAAACTTATCGACTAATCTGAGCGTCGCATCAATTACTCTGCTCCTTTTGCGCCTCCTCTCTTTCTTCGCATTCTTTCAGCAGATACCCATACACCACTTGTTGCTGATTTGGCCCCATATTCATGTGTTGCTCTGGCAGAATATTATGATCACGAAAAAGAAGATACCCCATGCTGATATCTTCTTTTTCATAGATTAGTTTTTTATTGTTTCCGCCTTAACTGATGGTGCACCCAATTCGGAAATTGCATCAGCAATCTCCATGACCTCATTTTTAAATATCATCTTTGCCAGATCTTTTGGAGTGGCTGCTCCAAAATGCTCTTGAAGACCTTTATCCCTTAGGTCTGGATTCACTACTCCTTCTGTTGTAATAAGCAGGTTAATGTCATACATTTTTGTCAGATCCGGTTTACCTGTCTCTGCGTTTACTGCATTACACTGTAATTCAGATAACCTTTCCGGATCAATTTCCCTGATTGTAATTTTCGGATCTCCGATTAATTCTTGCATTCTGCCTGACTCATATGTTTTTTCTTTCTTCTCTGTTATCTTCTTTTTATCAATCTGTAATAATTTATCAATCAAATTCATTTTATCTCCTCCTATACCGCGTCAATCAATTCTGCATTTTCAAAAGTAAATGCATATGACTCTTCACCTAATTTTCCAGCTTCCCAGTCCGCTATCGTTAATTCATCAAAGCTTACGCCGGTTATTTTTACTCGCTCATTCCCAGCTGCGGCTGGATCTTTTAGATTTGAAATAATCGTTATATCCGGCATTTTCCCTTGTTTTACATCCTCAAGCAACAGTTTCAACATATACGAGGACACTTTATTTAATTTTAATGTACCAGTTCCCTCAATCTCCGTGATCTTCTTTCCTTTTGTGAGTGTCCCGGTCTGGTTTACATCTGCTTTTGTAATCTTATATTTTGCCTCTAACCCAATCGCTTCAGCCATGTATTGTTCATTTAACCAGACTTCACCCCAAGTTCCGTTAATTACTTGATTTTCTTTGTAGCTATCCCTTTTCCTACCTCCTAAATTGTAATCTCCATGATAATGTCTTCGATTGCGTCAACAATTCCAATACTCGCTTTCAGGAAGACGCTGTCACCCGTGTTTGCTTTTTTAAGCTCTTCGCTGGACATTTCAGTGGTATCATACCCTGCTGCCTCTAAATATTCTTTGTTAGCTTCGATGTCAATTTCCACTGCGGCCGCAGATAAAACACTCTGTTTTACCAAATCATCCAAATAATTTTGAATTGCCGATACTAAAAGACACTTATTGTCGTATGTATTCGGAACTTTCCCGATCCAGTTATTACGGACCGTGCGCGTAATATCTGCCCGTATGGTGTCCATAATGTCGACAATCTTAATCTTCTTTTGCTGTTCCCCCTTTTCTGAAGTTATTGTTTTTAATGAGTTTACACCCCTTGCGATCCGGATATCTTCTCCATCGTAGAAAAGAATCAGCTTTCCTTCGTTGATTGCATTGTCCATTTCGGCTTTCTTCATTCTTGTACAATCCTGTACTTCCGGAAGGACAAAATAAGTTGCAGACATTGTGATCGGTGTTCCTGCAAGAAGTCCAGCGATACGCGGACAAAACTGATCTGCGGTATAATCTTTACCATCAACTGTCGTATTCTCTGTTGCGTAATTTATAACGGCTTCATGATCAGCTTCATAATTCATAACTGCCTTTACGTTCTTCCCCTGCGCTCTTTGCTCTTTTACCCAATCTACAACTTTTTGTGAAACCCCTTCTGCCGTTCCGTTAAGTGCAAGGTAATCAATTTGCTCGCTTTCCAGCGTTTCAAGCGCGGTATCTATCTCGGTAAATCCTTCTCCCGCAAAAACAATAACTGTCCGTTTTGGCTTCTGTTCTCCCCCAATCAAAGACATTTCAACTGCATTTTTATCTACTCCCGATGGAGCCTTGTCCCCCGGAGCAAGTTTTAGAATTTTTTCTTTATTTGTTGCTGCTAGGATTAACCCAACGGTTTTAGAACCGGCTCTATCTGTTACACTTTTGGCCAGTTCTGAAAATCTGATGCTAATTTGTGGCATTCCCATGTGTTATTTCCTCCTTTACTCTTACACCTTTGATTTTCGGTTCTGTTGCGATTTGACGAATATCCTCGTAAAATTCAAGATTGAATGTAAATTGCATGATGTTCTGTGCTTTCCCGGTGTATCCCAGTTCAGTATCCATGACTCTTAACTTCTCTTCACAAACTTCAATATAGTCTCCAATCCCCTCTCTAATCTTTTCGGCTATTTCAAGCTGTTGAGATTCATCCTTGTCTTTTTGGAAGAACGTTGTCTCAATCATGCATTGTGATTTTACAATGCTGATTGTTGCTCTTTCTCTGAAAATAAGCGGAATAATACGTACAAAAAAAGAAGGGGTTTTATATCCTTCTTCTACTTCTATCGAATATATTTTTTTAATTTCTGGACATTGCTTTTTCAGAATCTTGATATAGGCATTCTTTATGCTTTTTAATTCTATCACTTATTTGCCTCCTCACATATCCTGTTTAACATCCGTTTCGCCCGCTCTGCATGTTTTTCATGCCACTTTGCAATAACCGGCTCTTTGATCCGTTTCCCATGAACAAACCCGACCGTCTGACCTCCATTTTTGAGTTTCTTCCCTTTTCTGCTGACCGGAGTGACCATCTCGTGTCCATTGTTAATCAAATGAAAATGAGGATTCTTTTTTCCTCCCTCTGCAAGAAAGTTTGTTTCAAAATCCGCTCTGAAACGATATATCTTGTCAAATCGAAATCCTTTTACTATGTTTCCGGTTCCCTTTTTTACCTTATTCCATGTCTCCTGCTTCATATCTTTTTTAAATTCAGACTGTTCTTTTTTCAATGTACTTTCTGCAAGATCCGGGAATTTTTTTGCGGCGGCCTCTAACTGTTCTTCAATTTCTTCAATTCCATCGAAGTCAAAAGAGATCACTGATATCACCTTCTTTTATATACTCTGTGCACTGAATCTCAAGCATTTGGTGTTGTTCCTCTATATCCGCAACATATTTCACTTCTAATTTCTTCCCCTTATACTCAAGGATTGTATCCGTTTTAATGTCTTCCCTGTACCTTGTGTAAATAACATAGGAGATCTCCGGAATAATTTTTAATGCCTCATAGTATTCTCCTCCCCTAATAGATTTTACAGTCGCCCATATTCTTTTTCCCTTTATTTCACGATGAACCGTCTGTCCCATTGCATCTTCTGTTTCTTCTCTTCTTATAACAAAAATCCTTTTGTTCATTTTACCAATATTAATTTGCTTCATTAGGTCCTCCTAAATCAAATTTTCTGAATATTGATAAATGATGTTTTCCACGACCCGATTCATGTTCTGGTTGTCAACATACATTCTTCGGTTATCATACATATCTTCTACCAGAACAAGAATTGCTACTGTCAGATCATCGCTGGAATTGATCTTTTGATCATCAATTCCAGTCTGATTTTTTATGTAGTCGATTGCTGCGGAATGAAATATTTCAATATCCTTAAAATCACTTTCTTCGGGATCGTCAATTTTTAGATAGTCAGCTATGTATTCCGGCGTGAGTTCATTTGCCTTCATTCTTTGTTTTCCTCACTTTTTCAATGTATCCGACTTTCAGTAGGTCTTTTACGACCTCCGTCTCTTCACATTCTCTGACTTCTCCTTTTGACATTGTGATGGTACCACAAAATTTTTTTAATGCTCGAATCTCCATAGACTCCTCCTATGACGCTTTCATTTTCAGCTTCGCAATCTTCTGAACGTCTGCCACCTTTGTATCAATTTCCATCCATGCAACCACTCCAACGGCGTGCATCGTCGCATACTTTTCCCTCAGCACCTCGATAGATGCTTCTTCTGTTACCTTTACTGCAAGACCGCTCATATCCCCGTAGATAATTGCATCTTTCCCCGCTTCCATCTTTTCCATGTTTGCAGAGCAATACACATCTTTTCCAAGCAAAGTATAACCCCACTTCGCAGATACATCCCGATTTAATAAATAATTTCCATCTGCATCCTTCAGTTTCCGAATTGCCTTTCTAGTATCTTTATTCATAATCCAGATACATTCTCCTTGATACGTATCCGGCACTTCTTCCTGTACATCAATCAGCTCATCGGCTGTGATGGCGTTTGCTGCTCCCGCAGTTATTACCTGTTTTACCCCTTTCATTCCGTCTGCTTTATCTGCTGTTCCGATCAGACATTCATGTTCTACAAATTTCGCAATTGCTTTACCCATATATTCTATGACTTTCTGAAGAACATTGAAATTGCTGTTATTCATCAGTTTTTTTGATACTAGCGTCAATGCCCCTGCCAGGAATCCGGATAAATCAATTGACTTGAAGGATCCGGAACTTGAAGTCAATTCCGTAAACTCATCCGCATAAGCCATTGTAATAGAACTTGTTTCTTCGTCATAATATGGAATTGAAATATTTCCGCCTACATTATACCGATCTGACATCTGATATACCGGACAAATATCAACGACCTTTTCAATGATTTTATTCATGATAGAATTTGGAATGACTGCCCCGTTATCCGTAAATGTTAAGTTTTCCGCGCGCTCTTCTGTTGCGTTGCCTCGGAGATAATCAACGAACGCTCTTTCTTCGACACTGAGTTCCCCCGTTTTTTGTTCCTGCTGCTCTGTTTTTTTCTCAGGATACATAGAACGAACTTTTTCTTTTGCCTTAATCGTCGCATCAATCCCGGCTATCTTTTTTTCCAGGTCGTCAAATTTCCCTTGCTCATCATTGCTCATTGCACGCTCTTCTATTTCCGCCGTTTCTACAATCCCCTGTAATTCTTCCAGATAGGCAGCTCTCTGCTCTTTTAGACCCTTAATGTTTTCTGCTCTTTCCTGGATTCCTTTTTTTGTTGTTACAATTCTTCTCTGCTTATTCCTTAATTTTCCCTCCTAAATTTTTAATTCTGTTTTTGTATGATGAAAGATCCAGTTTTTCTCCAGCTCTTAAATCCTCATATACGGCCTCTGTCTCCTCGGCCCGCTCCTCAATCACTTCTTCCCCTTCAGAACGCAAATAGATCGAAGTTCCTACGTAACATGGAAGCTTCCTTTCGTCAATTAAAGATACCTCTTTCAGGTCAAGATCTTCCACGTATCTTCGCTTTAGACCTGTTTTCATTTCTTCTTCACTTGCTTTTTTCTCGACAAAACCAAAGGACCAGCCCCGAAGTTTCTTTTCTTTTGCTTTTTCCACGATCTCAGCGTCCGTGATCTCCGCAATCGCCCGAAGTCCGATATTGTCTTCAAATAATTTTATATTTTCCTTTGTACTTCCAAGTCGCCTTGAATGGTCGTGGTTCAATAAAATTTCAACATCATCTGCCCGCTCTAATGCTTTTTTAAAAACTCCTGGGACAATTTGTTCTATAAATTTTTCTCCGGTTCTTCGGTCCCTGATTGGCCTGCTATCTCTCCCGACTGCATTGACGTATCCGTCAATGAGGACGGATTGTTCTCTAAGTTCAACTCTCCTTCTTCTTCCCCCTTTCTTAATTTGTTTAGATCAATCGTTTTATTGGTATTTAACACATAAACTTTATTTGCAACCGGATCAAGTAATCCATCGTTTAATCCGAGTTTTATAAATTCGACTCCCAGCTGTGGCATCTTCTCTTTTTTTCTCACTTCATCTACTTGCAAGAATCCTTTTTCAATGCCTGTCCCGTATGCAGCGTATCGTTTTTCAATATCGCTTCGGTTCAGATCATCTGTATCTGCTTCAAAGTAATATTCCCCTTTTTCTGATTCAAGCAGCATTGCCCGGTTGATTGCAGTTTCCAAAGCTTTTAGGACGTTGTTGATCTCATATTTAATAAAAATCTTCTCATCTCGCTCTGTGGCTTTTCCTTCAATCATTGCCGGCGGAGTTCCGACAATTTTGCAAACTTCTATTCCATTTGTTTTTTTATTTTCATTGAGCTGCATCTCAACTGAAGTGTTCGATGCTTCTTTGAAGTCCATACCTTCATTTAGAATGACAACATTTTCTCCATTATTTGAGTAGAGTTCTTTCCACGCTGCTTTCAATTCATCCATTTGCTCTTTCTTCAATCGGCGTTCTGATTTTAAAAATCCTTTTTTATTTCCACCTTTTGAAACAAGATTTTTTTCAAATTTTAAAGCTGTGTATGCCACCGACAACGATTCCTTATTTTCTTCTATGATACTTTTTCCCCTGATCCCATCTTCTGTATTTCTCAATAGCCTGATCCAGTCTTCCGGATCATATGTATTCCCCTGTACCATGATCTGATAATCCTTGAAAATAACATCAGCATTTTCCCGAAAGGAAATATTGCTTTCTTTTACATAGTGCAGGCTTTCTATCTTCCTTCCACTTTTATTGATATATGCGTACCCTCCTTTTCCCAGGAAATAATCCATTATTAGCGCATGTTTGAACTGGTATCCATCCAATGTATCCCCGGTATCTTCATTTAAAAGGACCGTTCTTTCGTCTTCTACCACTTCATTTTTATCACCGTTCCTTTTATAAAGCTTGATAGGGATTGCCGCCACTGTATCCGCTATTTTAAGAATTGCCCCCGCAAGAGATGGAATGTTCATCGCTTTTTCCCGATCCATTTCAACACCATAGATAAAGGCTCTTAACAGAGCTTCGTTCATTTCCGGTGTTTCTTTAACTTCAGGCTCCGCCCGTTCCTTTCTTTTAAAAAACTTCCTTTTATACCTCCTTCATGCCATCTGACATATAAATCCATCATTTCCATACAACATATCCTGTTGTATCAAATAGATTGCATTGATTAAGGAAATCACCATATCGACTTTTCCACTTGATTTTTTCTTATTCACATATTTGTTCAAATTCGTATCTTCTGTGCACCTGGCATTCTGAAAGTTGATTTCAAGTAAACGATTACTTTCATACTGAAATTCATGCTGAAGTATTTTTTCCTTCAATAATTTCGTTGGCATATGAAGTACAGAACTATGCTGTTTAATATCGACACATTCAAATCCTTCTGCCTCAAGTTTTTGCACTGTTGCAAGCGCGTTCCACTTATCGTAACCAATTTGGACAATCTCAACATCAAATTTCTTCTCGATATCCAGGATAAATTTTTCAATTTCCCCATAATCAATAACTTCGTCTCCGCAGGCATAACAATATTCATTTCTGATCATTTTTTTATAATCGACATGCTCCTTGTTTGACTTGTATTCAATCTTGTCAGCTGGCAAGAATCCAAATACTTTTGCATAAATGACTCCTTCTTCCTCTGTTACCATAGCGACTGCCGTATTATCGTCCGTCATGGAAAGGTCAACTCCCAGCCATACGCGGCGACCTCTCCAAAATTTCAAGTTTTGTTCTATCCTACATTCTTTAACTTTTTGTACATCAATATAACCTTCGGTTCCAAGCCCTTTGTACAGAATGTTGCTGTGCTTACATAAATAATTTTCCCTTTTATTTTCATAGATAACTGCCAGATTACGTTTCTTTTTAAGTTCTTTAAAAATATATTCATGTGCTACTGCCACCGGATTACTTTGGTAAATAACACGATCATCAGTTTTCCATGCATCCCCGGTCTGTAACTCCTGATCCGGCTCATATAACAAAGAAAAATATCGACGGTCATCAGTCAGACCGTCAAGCGTTTTCTTTGCTATGTCAATTTCATCCACTAACACATTATTATCGTTCGGATATTGTGTTGAAATGATGATCCCCAGCTTGTTAAATAATGTGATCTGAGAAGAACGCATAGCTTCTACGGGGTATTCATCCAATGCACCAGCTTCATCCGCAAGGAATGTATTTGCAAGTTTACCGTCCATCCCGTCTTTGCTATATGCAAGCGGGGTGTATTCGTTTTCATTTAAATTACAAATGATCTGACTTCGTAAAAGCTTAAATGCAGATTCATCTTCATCGTATAGTGCTGGTGATACCTTGATTATTTTTCTGATTGCTTTTTGTAGCTCGCTGGAAAGTGACAAATCTGGTGCAACGGAAAAGAACCGGGAAAAATCCGGTTCTGTAAGCATCAATATAATAAATATCACTGCGCTGGTGAAGGTCTTGAAGTTCTTTCTTGCAATTTCCAATAATGCAGTGACATAAAATCGTGAGTCAAATTCAGAATTTCTTAGCTTTGTACAAAGAGTTGCCGTAATAAACAACCATGCGTAATCTTCCAGTCCATCATAAATGCTGCATCGAAGATCCGGGTGGATCATGATTTTTAATAACCGGCATATTCTCTCATACGCCTCTTCATCGACATAAGCATCCGGATCATTGTCATCTGCAATATTAATCCAGTCCTTCGCCTGTTTTTTCACATAGTTTGGTACCTTTCCATCTGTTTCAGTGACACACCACGCCGCATACTGATAAGCTTTCCCGTCACGAACCATTCAGCGCCTCCATCAAAGGATTTTTCTTTTTTTCTGTTTTTTTTGGCACTGAACGTAAAGCAGATGCAATGGTCATAATGTTTTCTTTTTCGATTTCTAACAGCATTTTTCTTTTTGATTGCACCTGCCGATCCAGAGCAATCAAATTTTTTTGCATACTATTTTCCATCCCATAAAATTCTTTGAGTGTCATTTCCTCATGTTCAATTAATTCATTCTCTTTTTCTTGAAGGTCGCAGAGCTGTTCAAACATCTTTTCTCTTTTCTGCTCAAACTCAAAACACTCGGCGTAAAGAAGACAATACCTATTGATCACAACTCCGTACAAATCATCATTTTTTTCTATATTTTTTAGTAATTTTTTTATTCTGAGGAACTCTTTATGAGCAATTTTATTCTGTTTTACTTCCGGTTTTTCTCTAATTTCTTCCCCTGTCAACAAAGATTGTTCAGCCTGCTTGCGTTGGCGCATTTCCTTCTTTGTCCGATGGGAACGACCTTCCATCTCAATTATATTTGTTGGCTTTGTGGGTGTTGGCCTTAATATCCCTCCTATCTTTTCAAATTTGAAAACCTGATGTGGGAATAAATTATAGATAAAGGTAGGGCGTCGGTCTACACGACCGATGGTATTTCATTTTTCCACCCCCAGGGGGGTACCTGCTACATCTTATCTGCTACTGTTCTGCTCCTCGACAATCCGTTTCAATATCCTTCTGCTTATGTTCCCCTTCTCTGCCTCTTCGTGATGATACCCGCAGAGAGTAATCAGGTTGTCATCATCCAGCCGCTTATCCCATGCTTGACACAACGGCTCAATATGATGCACTGATATGTTTTTATAGTTATGTTCCTCTACTGTTCCCGCGATCTTTCTGATGCAGCATTGGCAAAGGTAAGCGTCTCTTTCCCGGATCCTTATGCTTTTCTTTGTCCATACCCTTGATCTGTGGAACTTTGTTTCCTTTGTATTCTTCTTATTTGTTTGTGGCTTTTTCCCACAGTTGAACTTACTGTCATGGATCCTTCCACAATATTTACAACTTTTCAGCATCTTATCCTCCTGACAAAATTGCGGACATAGGAGTCGAACCTATAACTTCGGCTAAGGAGACCGACATGATACCCTTTCACTAATCCGCGCCACTCCACAAAATAAAGGAACAAGGACTGTTGCCGTTTGGCTACCTTCCCTGTTCCCTATTCCGATACTACTATAATACTATAAAAAAAGGATTCTGATTACGGTCATTCTATATTTTTTTTGACAGCAAGAAGTAAAACTTTCTACGTCTATCATAGAACATATCCTTTTCGCACGGAATGTTCATTACTGTCTTTAAGTATTTGAATGTAACATTTTCTTCTGTAACTGCTTTTAGAAGATATTGATAGATATCACCATCCGCCTCAATGGCTGTTTGTTCAATTATCTGGCAATTTCTATCCGCCTGCTGCCGAACTATTGCAAGATTCTGTGTCGCATCATTACTCCCATTTCCCTTTGGCATCCCGTCCATGTCCTGGCTTCCCACCGTGTCCGTCTTGTACTTTAATATATCCCGGAACTCCGTGTATCTGAGTGCAAAATGATAAGCCTGGTAGAATGCATGCTTAGTAATTCCCCATTTCCTCTCAGACAACGGTTTAGGCATGTTTTTTGTCTCCTTTTGTTCCAGGATAATTAATCCTGCATCCTTGTCCAGCTTTCCAGTAATCACATTCCTTGCACTTCTTTTTATTACAGTAGTTCTCTGCTTCCTTTAAAATTTCTCTCTCTGTCATTGTTTGTGTCCTCCCTATACCACATACTTTTTATGATCTGCTTTTACATTTTCCTGGGTTGATTTTGCATAGATGGAAGTGGTTTGTATGTCGTTATGTCCCAAAAGCTGCTGAACTTCTTCCATCGGCATTCCTCTGTTTAAAGCGTTTGTTGCTACGGTCCTGCGGAACCGGTGCGGATGTGCTTTCTTTACTCCTGCACGTTTCCCAAGCTCGCAGATCATACTTTCTATTCCTTCTTTCTTCAGCCTGCTATGCGGCCGCC